GCCGAATTGAAACGAGGACGGAGCATATTACAACCTGATACGACGAGAAGCACAAGAAAATGCTACCTGACAGGGCGAACGGATAACCTCCAACTCCACCATTGTTTTCCGGGCAAGAACCGCAAAATCTCTGACGAATACGGTTTTTGGGTGTACCTGACGGCAGACCTGCACAACGGGAACGACCCGGCAGCGGTGCATAACAACCCAAATCAAGGTTGGGATTTGAAGCTAAAGCAAGACTGCCAACGGAAGTACGAAGAAACGCATTCACGATCTGATTTTATGAAGTTGGTTGGTAGAAATTATTTGGAGGACTAAATGAAAAGCAGTTTTACGGGACAGACAATGATATTTGCCAATGAATACAACGGACGAACACTTTACAAGGCGAGTATCGGCAAGAAGGACAAGAATGGCGAATGGGAGAACGCATCCATATTGGTGAACTTTCCCAAAGGCACGGAGATTGTCAATAAGACGATTATTGACTTTAAGAATGCTTGGCTGTCGTTCTATTTCAATAAAGAAAAGATACCCCAATGGTACATCGTCTGCACCGAATATGACGTGGTGGATGCCCCAGAAATTGAGGGGTTTAGTGCATTGGATGAGGAGATCCCGTTCTAAAGGTTGCCAATTAAGTCATCAAGAAAAGTCACAAAACTGTGATTTATTCGCACAACTTTATCATTTTTAGGGGAAACTATATCATTTAGGAGGAAATGACGCCATTATCGAACTTTTGAGCCACAAAATCCGCACAAGCGAAGCAGATGACCTAAAAGAGATTATCTCGCTCATACGGGCGCATAATGACCTCATACGGGCATTGGTGACAGATATCAGACCGAAGGAGATTATGAAATGAACATTAAGAACTCCGATATGCGAGTAAGGGAGGAGTGGAGATGCAAATAGGATTGATTGATGTTGATAGCCATAATTTTCCCAATTTGGCATTGATGAAAATATCGACATTCCACAAATCAAAGGGGGATCATGTCGAAATGTGGAACGGGTTGAAACACTATGACAAGGTTTATATGGCGAAAGTTTTCACCGAAGAATATTCCAAAGATATGAACTACTGCATCAATGCCGATGAAATCATAAAGGGCGGAACGGGATATGATCTTGAAAACAGACTGCCATACGAAATCGAACACTTAATGCCCGATTATTCCTTATACGGAATACAACATCAATCAATCGGTTTTTTAACTCGTGGTTGTCCGAGGGGGTGCAAATTCTGTATCGTCGGTGAAAAAGAGGGATTGAAGAGTGTAAACGTTGCCGAACTGTCAGAGTTTTGGACAGGTCAAAAGCAAATAACCTTACTTGACCCCAATATAACCGCTTGTGCGGATTGTGAAGACTTGTTCAAGGACTTAATCAAAAGCAAGGCATGGATTGATTTTACGCAAGGGATAGATATTCGGTGCATGAACGATAAAAAAGCAGAATTGATCAATCAAATGAAATTAAAGATTTTACATTTTGCTTGGGATAATTACGAATTTGGCACCTATGAGAAACTGAAATACTTTCGTCCAATGCTCAAATTTGATGGTCGGAAATTACGGGTCTATGTCTTGACGAATTTTGACACCACACACGAACAGGATTTGGAACGGATTTATAAGTTAAGGGAACTTGACTACGACCCTTATTTGATGATTTTTAATCGCTCACTCGCACCAAAGAAAACAAGGCGAATGGCGAGATGGGTCAACAACAAATTTATATGGAGAACTTGTGAGAGGTTTGAAAACTATGAACATTAAGAACGCCGATATGCGAATAAAACTTGACGGTGATGTGGAACTCCTGCTAACTGTCAACGCCGATAAAAACCATATCGGCGAACTTATCCGAAAGGCAAACGAGAAGCCGTACACGGTGGAGATTGCGCCGCTAAAAAAGAAACGTTCGCTTGATGCCAATGGCTATCTGTGGGTGCTTCTGCAGAAAATCGCAGAGGCACTCCACAGCACAAAAGATGAAGTATATCTTGAAATGCTTTCCCGCTATGGGCAATTTACGCACATTGTTGTCAAACCCAATGCGGTCGAGAAGTTCAAAAGCGAGTGGCGAACCGTCCGGGACCTTGGCGAAGTCACAATCAACGGAAAGACCGGAATACAACTTCAATGCTTCTTTGGGTCTTCAACATACGATAGCAAGGAGTTTTCCGTCCTGTTAGACGGCGTAATAAGCGAAGCCAAAGAATTAGGCATTGAAACCTTGAGTGAAACCGAAGCTGACAGGATGATAAAGGAGTGGGGGAAATAAATGAAAATAAACTCAAAAGATAAGGGGGCGAGGGGTGAAAGAGAACTTGCCAATAAACTAAAGGAATACGGATACGATTGCCGAAGAGGTCAGCAATACTGTGGGGCGAACGGCGATGCCGATGTGGTTGGACTTGACGGCGTGCATATCGAAGTCAAAAGGACGGAACGGTTGTCCTTATACGATGCACTCTCCCAAGCCAAACACGATGCAAGGGAGGGTGAAATGCCTGTGGTGATGCACCGAAAGAACAACTGCGAATGGGTTGTGGTGCAACCTTTAGAAGATTGGATTGAACTGTATAAGGAGGGAATGAAATGACAAATGGGTTTCTCGAAGAACACGACAAATCTAAAGTGACGGTTTACATTTCACACGAGTATGGGGGAAAGTGGAGGAACAAACGCAAGATAGAAAAACTCATAAAATTGCTTGTCCAAATGAACCCTGATAAAATCTTCGTTTCACCCGTACATTGCTTTGGGTTCCTCTACAAGAAGGTGTCCTACGACCGTGGCATGGAGATGTGCCTTGAACTCTTGGACAGATGCAATCAAATGTGGGTATTCGGCAAGCATTCAAAGGGCGTGAAACTGGAAATCGAACATTGCGAAGAAACGGGCATGAAATACTACACCTATGGAGATTGACACAACAACCCCAAAGGTATAAACTTATATCAGAATTGGGGCAAAGCAATACCCAGTAAAAAAATGGCACAGGTGGGCGGGTGTGCAAGGGTATTATGGAGGTAGTATGAGTATGGAGTCTATCTACGGACGAAAAATGGGTAATAAAGGTGACGAAATAGAAAAGTCGTGACTGAAAGTGACGAAAACAACTGAATAGTCGTTGCATTTATCGTTGCAAAACACGCAACAAAACCGTTGCAAAGTTGTATGGAGATGACTATCGCTATTGGTATAAATGTTACAAGGCAAAATAAGAATACCCCTGTAAGGCCGTTATGCGGTCATACAGGGGTTTTTATTCGTTTGTGGACATACTCATAGGGATTGGATATACCACAGCAGAAAGCCGAATAACGCCATGATAAAACCTGTTGCGGTGGCGATTGCTGTTTTTCGGACGCTCGACATGAACCGCTCTATGGTTTCGACTAATTTGTTGACTCGTTCAATGAGATTGTCCAATCTCTCCGAGGTTGACGTGTCTCTGATTTCCAAATACCGTATCCTGTCCTCGTGGTCGTCTATGGCTTCTGCGATCTCAATGTGTCTTTCGCATTCATTCATCTTTGCCACCCGTAAAATCAGAGAGCCCGTTTGCCCCAAGACTTACGGAAATGGCAGTCAGGGCATAAAGAACGATGTCCCAATAAGTGAATGAACCGTCATGCAGTACCACGGCAAGCATCAATAAAAATGCCACGATTGCCGAATAGTACTTGGTGTGGATTTTAACGATGTACGGCAGTTCTTTGGTGAACTCCACAACCATGAACACTATCGTGACAAAGGTTACGTAGGTTCCGAGAATTGCCCAAGTGATGAAGTCGTTCATTGTTTTACCTATTATCCTTTACTCTAAGCGTACTATAACCGTACCGATCGGAGAATGAATCAAAGTGCATTCCCCAGTCATATAACTCAATCCCACCTACGCAACCCGTAGCAAGCGTAATTGCTCGCCACGCTTTGATTGCCTCCTCAAATAGACGTTTAGGAACGCTGTCAGTATCGGTTGCGCCGCCGATCAGATGGTTCGAGTTTGTCGCACCGCCAAACTTTCGGTTGAACAGTTGAGACCTCCACCAGCTTGTCACGTGGATGCCATACGGAAAGTCTTTTGGAAATGTCTGTGTAAGAAACTCTCTCAACAGATCCATGTTATGTCCTTGTACAAGAAGTTCAGGAGTCCATACAAGTTTTACTGTTTCATCATTATCGTTGTTAGCTATTTCCTCAACCGAAAAGTACTTAAATGGTCTTCCACTACATACAACCACATCATCACCTCCAAACCTGTCCACAGGTTGGACAGTACCTAACTTCGGATTCTTTATTCTCTTTAACACATACCACGCTTGCGACAGGTCTGCCATCGGAACCTTCCTTTTCTGCGGCGATGTGACAATCTTTTGTGCGATCGTAAAATCCCGTGGAGCCGCCGCTGTCCTGTATGAGCATTAGAGCCACACTGTAATTGCTTGCCATGAAATCAACAATGGCTTTCTCCGTCGCTCCGTACAGGGATTGCACATGGAAATACCGTCCGTCTGTTAGTAAACCGTTGGCATTTCTCGCTCTTTTATCCCAAGTAGAAACGCTATACTTTCTGCCGTCCTTGATTGCCACCTTATAACCACCGCAGATGTTTTTACTGTCGATCGTCAGTCTTTCAGCGACACCGCCGTAACCTACATCTTTGCCCTTTGCCTTTAAGTAGGTTAGTGTTCTACCTCTGATTGCACCGTACTTGTCTACACCACTTCCCTGCGAATTGAAGAACGCAAGGTTATAGACCCTGTCGGCATTCTCAAGTGTTGCCCATTGCTTTAGGGTCCGCAGAGGGTATTCCTTGGAGCCGTAGGGAGTGCCTGCAAACCATATATCTTTCCTGTCGTAAATATGGACGATGTAATCCGTCAGACCCCACTTCCTTTGCGTTGCGGGTCCGCATGAACCGTCCACTACAAGACCAGTTTCCGCTTGCTTCTTCCGCACGGCGTTGTATGTAGTTGTATCAAATGTGCCAGTAACGGGAACGCCCAAGTACCATTGGAGATATCTGACATCGTTGCCCGTTCTGCCCTTATATAATGCTCTCATAAACTCTCCTTTGGCGCAAATCCGTTCGGTGTTTTGGCGCCTTGCTTGGCGGCAAATCCACTATCGTCACGCCGTAGTAGATGTACTCGCCCCTGTCTTCGGGTTCTGTCTGAAACACCGCTTGAGTTGCTTGGTCGAACTCAGGGATTTCTGCGTAGATTATTGGTTTACCCATTTGAACACCTCCTAATATTGTCTAATTTCGCATGGCACTTTTGGCATACCCACATCACTTGTAGAGGTTTGTTGTAATCATTGTGATGCCCTTGTATATTTTCTGTGCTTCCGCATAATTGACAGGATTTCGCTTTAGTGACTCTACCCTTGCGAACAGCATAATATAAAGCGTTCCATGCCTTTCGCTTCTGACTATCTTCATGCGTTGGATTGCTTCTGCGTTTGTATTGAGATGCAAGCAGTTGGTCTCTGTTTTTACGCTTATACTCTGCCTTGCAATCTCTGCATTGGCTGTAATGTGTTTCGTTTCGCCTTTCATACTTGTGAAACTCCGATAAAGGGAGTTCTCTGCCACATTTAGAGCAGGTTTTTGTTTCCATGTTTATACTCCTTTATAATGGTTTGTGTATTAGCCGCCCGCCGAAGTTGAATTTC